AGTCGCTAACATGCAACTGGTAGCCCGTGATAGAATGAGAGAAATTAAACTTTGGTCTACTTTAAAAAAAGAATTTGACGATGGAAGTTTTGATACTAAAGATGTTAATAGGCATCAATTAGATTCTTATGCAATAATTATGAAAAACAAAGCAGAGACTTTAACAACTGGATCAAGTCAGCCGGAAGTCTTTAATGTACTTGGACAATTACAAACGATAGAAAGAGTTAAAAAATCAGGAGAAATGATTTATAACAAGAAAGAACAATTAACCCATGACCTCGGAGCCAAATCAGAATAAACAGCTATTCTTTTTAATGGGAATGCCAAGGTCTGGAAACACCTTGTTCGCCTCATTAATGAATCAGAATAAAGAATTGGTTGTCACTGCCAACTCTATTACTTTAGAGATTATGAAAGATCTCTTCCTTCTTAAACAAACCGACGTCTTTGAAAACTATCCTGACCATAAATCTTTGGACAATGTTTTAGATTCTGTTTATGATATTTTTTATAAAGACTGGCCACAACAATACATTATTGATCGAGGACCTGTGATGACTGCAAATAATTTTGCACTGATGCAGAAACATTTTAAGCGTCCTTTTAAATGTATTGTATTGCTTAGAGATGTGATGGATGTCCTGGCTTCTTATATAAAATGGTACACTGAAAACCCTGATGCATTTCCCAATAGATTTGGATGTAAAAATGATGACGAAAAGTTAGGCATGCTTATGAACACTGAGGGGGCGGTTGCCAAAGAATTAATAGCAATTCAAAACTCCTTTAATTATAAAGACCGGTGTTATTATTTGAAGTACGATGATTTAGTTAGTAGTCCTGAACACTATATTAAAGAAGTATATAAATTTTTAGATATCCCCTACTTTCAACATAAATTTTTTGATCTAGATCAAATCAATATTAATGGCCTGGGATATAATGATGGAAGTGTTGGAAAAAATATGCATACTATACGAAATGAAATTAAGAAAGAATATAACCCTTACATTGAAAAAATTCCACAAAGACTAAAGGATAAATATGGACACATTAAATTTTAAAGCAGTCCCTTTAGGACAAACCGTTTTAAGATATGAGGTTCCTCTTGATATCTATAATATAATCAATCATATTTATGAAACGAAGTATCCAACTTTACCTGCTGCCAATAAGCAACTCGTAGGAAAAATAGAGAAAGAACACTCTTTATTCTTCGGCGGTGAAGATAGTAATAAAATGAAACAACATAACTTACTTCCTCATAATGTATTACAGTGGTTTGAAAAGATGTTCAGACATTATTTAAACTGGAATAAAATTAAAGAATATCAACTCCATTTAAATTCTATGTGGGTCAACACCATGTTCGAACATGAATACAATCCAGTGCACGTGCACCAGGGAATGAGATTCACTGGTTTATCTAGTGTAATGATTTTAAAATTACCAGAATCTTTTGGCGTAGAATATTCATCGAAGGATAGTCCACAAAATGGTAGACTTCAGATACTGGGTTCAGCGTCGGGACAATTTGCAGCCGTTGATTATCAACCTGAATTAAAAGAAAGAGATTTTTATATCTTTCCTTATGATATGAGACACTGCGTATACCCCTTTAATGGACCAGGGTTCAGAAGAACACTGGCTGCAAACATGGATGTGGAGTATGATCCAATAAGAAATAGAGGAAGAAACTAATGTACGAAAACAGTCATATAAAAGAACCAAAATGGAAAAGCTGGATTATACAAACAACAACTCCATTATTTACACCTGATCAATGTAATCAGATTATTGCATCAGGTAGAGCACAAAAACCACAAACAGCGCAAGTTGGTATGAATAAACCTGGTGGTGGAACGGACACGAAGAAAAGAATTACCACGATCGGCTGGATTCCATTTAAAGAAATGGGACATATGTATCGAGATCTTAATAATTTTATCCAAGCTGCTAATGAAAATCATTTCGGATTTGGCGATATTAGAATTACAGAGAATGCTCAGTTTACAGAATACCCTGAAGGAGGATTCTATGACTGGCATATGGATTGTGATGTAAATATGCAACACGAACCACCGGTTAGAAAAATATCAATGACTCTTTTATTAAATGATCCTAAAGAATTTGAAGGAGGTGACCTTGAACTCATGGCACCAGGAAAGTTTGCCAATCTTAAACAAGGTCATGCTATTTGTTTTGCATCCTTTTTAAATCATAGAGTTAATAAAGTTACACGAGGGGTAAGACAGTCTTTAGTTGTTTGGTTTGGAGGAAAACCTTTTAGATGATCAGAGAAGAATTTTTTCCAACCAGTGTTTTTGGTAAAGATGTTAGGTTAGATAATAATAAACTAGCACAAGATATTATCAACTGGTCCAATCAAGACAAGGGATTACAAAAAACAAATTACAAAGGGTGGCATTCTCAAACAGATATGCACACCAAAGCAGAATACAAACCTTTAGTAGATGAATTAATAACTATGTGTAAAGAAATATTTAAAGAAGAATGGCTAGATAGAGAACCTGTCCTTGGTAATATGTGGGCTAATATAAATCCTAAAGAAGGATCAAACCAACCTCATCTACATCCTAATTCATTATTTTCAGGTGTATATTATGTTAAATCTAATCCACAAGCTGGAAGACTTAAGATATATGACCCGAGAGCAGGGGTACAAATAGTAATGCCTGTGAGAAAAGAAGGTAAACCCCCTAAACATTTATGGAGAGATGCAAACCTTGACCCTATTCCAGGACGTATTATAATGTTTCCTGCTTGGTTGTGGCATGCCGTTGAACCCAATCAATCAAATGATTTAAGAATATCAGTAAGTTTTAATTTTATACAACATGGCTTTTAATAAATATCAAGTAATCAAAGGTGCACTTAGCTACGAGCTAGCTAACTTTATCTTTAACTATTTTCTTCTTAAAAGAGATGCGGTTAAATTTATGTACGATAATAATCTAATTTATGACAATGGTATGTTAGGTACATGGACAGATAAACAAATACCTAATACTTATTCACACTATGCTGATCATGTAATGGAGACTTTATTAATGAAAGTACTCCCTGTAATGCAGCAGGAAACAGGATTAAGTCTTATTCCGACATACTCTTACGCTAGAATATATAAAAAGGGCGACATATTAAAACGACATAAAGATAGACCAAGCTGTGAAATCTCCACAACTATTCATTTAGGAGGAGACCCATGGCCTATATTTATAGATGGCACTGGAGCCAATAATGTTATTGATGAATACAAGAATGTACATAAACCCAATGCTCCCGAAGGTACTAAAGTCTTACTTGAAGTAGGAGACATGTTAGTATACAGTGGATGCGAGTTAGAGCATTGGAGAGAACCTTTTGAAGGAAATACTTGCGGACAAGTGTTTCTTCACTATAACCATGTAAATGGTCCTTTTGCTGAAAAGAACAGGTTCGACAGAAGGCCAATGTTAGGTGTTCCCCCAATAAGGAATACATAATAAACAGGATTTTATATGCTACAAAAAATAGGTTTTCTACCAGGATTCAATAAACAAATCACATCTACCGGAGCTGAAGCACAATGGACGGGTGGAGAAAATGTTCGTTTTAGATATGGCACACCTGAAAAAGTAGGTGGCTGGAATCAATTAGGAGAAAGTAAATTAACAGGTGCCGCGCGAGCGTTGCATCATATGGTTAATAAGTCTTCTATTAAGTATGCAGCGATTGGAACCAATAGAATTTTATACGCATACACAGGTGGAGTTTATTATGACATTCACCCTTTAGTTAATCCCTCGGGCACAGCTATCACTAGTGCATTTACTACGACTAATGGTCAGACAGAGGTTACTATTACATTTAGCGTTGCTCCAGGTTTTGTAGCCGGAGACATTATTTTATTTGGGGGTACGGGTACTTTTACATCTATAACTAATTCTAACTATGTAGCCGCAGATTTTGCAGATAAAAAGTACATGGTAACGACTGCACCCACTTCTACTACCATCACTATTACTATGGACGATGCCGAAACAGGATCGGGGGCAACCACTTCTGGAGGCATAACTTATTATCGTTATTATCATGTGGGACCAGCGGAACAGGTGGGAGCTTATGGTTGGGGTATATCCCTATTTGGTGGTAATATTTTAGGAGCTATTACAACAACTTTAAATGGCACCCTAAGCGATAATGCTTTTGGAACAGGTGGATCAGGAACCACTATTACTTTAACAAGTACTACAGGACTGCCTTCTTCAGGAACTAATTATATAACTGTTGGAACCATTGGCAGTATAGCTGGCAGTGAATTAATTTCATACACAGGAGTATCAGGAAGTACTATTACGGGTATTACTAGAGGAGTTTTAAACTCTACAAGACAATCATGGAGTTCTCTAAGTGCAGTTACTAATGCTTCTAGTTTTACAGGATGGGGTTCTCCTGCAGCTAATACAGATAAAGTAACGGATCCTGGTTTGTGGTCCTTGGACAATTTAGGATCAACTCTTATTGCTTTAATTCATAATGGAGCTGTCTTTGAATGGGATTCAGATTTAGCAGCAGCTACTTCTACAAGAGCTACGATTATTTCTGGTGCACCGACAGCATCTAGAGATATGTTAGTCTCTACTCCTGATCGTCACTTAGTTTTATTTGGAACAGAAACAACAATAGCAGACACGTCTTCTCAAGATGATATGTTTATAAGATTCTCTTCTCAAGAGGATATAACTGACTGGGAACCTACTGCAGTTAATACCGCTGGTACACAAAGACTGGCTGCCGGATCACGGATCATGGGAGCGAAGTTAGGTAGAAATGCACTTTACGTATGGACCGATACTTCATTATTTACTATGAGATTTGTTGGAACTCCTTTTACATTTGCTTTTGAACAAGTAGGTACTAACTGTGGACTGATTGGAATGAACGCAGCGGTTGAAGTTGATGGTGCGGCTTATTGGATGTCTGATAATGGTTTCTTTAGATTTACTGGTAAACTAGAATCAATGGACTGCTTAGTAGAAGACTATGTTTATGATGATATTAACAACACTTCAAATCAATTTATCTATTGTGGAATTAATAACTTGTTTGGGGAGGTGATGTGGTTTTATCCAACATCTACTTCCAACGTTGTAGATAGATGTGTAGTCTATAGTTATTTAGATTCAACTCCATCTAGACCTATTTGGTTTACCAATGCGAGTTCTATATTTCCAAGAAGCACTTGGCAAGATTCAGCTGTCTTTGGTTTACCTCATGCAACTTCTTATGATGCAGGCACAGATACCTCGTTTGATGTAACCGGTAATACAGACGGAACTACTATTTATTATGAACATGAAACAGGAGTTAATTATATTAAAGGTGGAACGACTTATGCTATACCTGCTAATATTCTTTCAGGAGATTTTGATATTACTCAAGATCAAAAACAAGGAATTACATTCAGAGGAGATGGAGAATTTGTGATGAGAGTTAGTAGATTTTTACCTGACTTTGTATCTCAAGCTGGAAATACAATCGTTGAATTAGACTTAAGGAATTTTCCTAATCAAACCGCAGCGAGCTCTACATTAGGGCCTTTTACTATTACATCTGCTACTAACTATCAATCTTGCAGGGCTCGAGGACGATCGGTTGCAGTAAAAATATCTAATACTGCAGTAGATTCTAATTGGAAAATGGGAACTTTTAGGTTAGATGTACATGCAGGAGGAAGAAGATAATGGCCAAGATAGTTCAATCATTAACCCGGGCAAGCGATGAATATCAAGCAGATGTAGCACACTCTTTAGTAAGAGATTTAGATGCTGTATTAGAGAAATTAAACACTACCTTTCAAGAAGAATTAAAACAGGAGATAGAAGCTAGAAGCTTCTTTTTAGATTAATGGCAGTAGTAAACCAATACGACTTTGTAGGAATAGATAATAATACTACCAATGGAGAACTTAATCCTTTTGGTACAGGTAATCCTTTAGTCAGTGAAACCTATGTTATCAAATCTATTCTTGTTACATCAGCTGGGACTCCCAGTGTAACCGTTACTAATAATGCTATTACAGCTATTAAAACAGTAGGTTTAACGGCAAATCAGACGAAGGAATTATTAACTCAACCGCTAATAGTAGTAGGGGGCACAACCCTTACCATTAAAGCAGGTAGCGCAGATTCATTTGATTTTGCAGTCAGCTATCTAAACATTAAAAAAGAGGTAACAACATAATGGACGAAACTATAGTATTAAAACCCAAAGAAATAATAACGACCCTTTCTAACAAGAAGACGGGGGAGAAATATACGGATGAAGCCGCTTTAAAAGCAGCTAA